AGAGTTGCTGTGAATAATTCAGTAATGACAGCATCTGGTAATGTAGACCAAGAAATGCCACTTGCAATATTTAATTCACCTACACCTCTTACAGCATTTGTTCTAGATGGTACAGTAATTGGTGAGTTAAAGTACTTTGTAAATAATAATACAGGCACAGTAACTGTACAACCAACTAATTTTGCCGGCGGCACGAATACAACATTTACGCAAAACCAAGCCGGATTTATGATATGGACTGGTGCTAATTGGCACCTAGCATCAAAACAATAGGATAGATAAATGCCAGCAATAGTTACAGATAATTTTAAAAGACGGGTCATTGATACTTTAATCAACGACGTAGATAGTACAGGCGTGAGTTACCATATTGCAGTTGGTAAGTCTGAACCGTACGACTCAGCTGATACAGTTGTTGATCCTATTCAAAACATTCGTGAAATACGAAACGCGCAACTCTCTATGCAATCAGTAAAAATTATTACTGATAGATCTTTTTGTGTAGAAAGATATAACTGGTCATCAGGCTCAGTTTATTCAGCATATGATGATAACGTTACACAGATTCCAGAACAACCTTTTTATGTGTATACAGATGAACAGTATGTTTATATCTGTTTAGAGCAGGGTAAAAATGCGGCGGGGCAACCTGTTACCTCGACAGTTAAACCTACTGGTACAGCAGATCACATAATGACTGCAGATGGATATACATGGAAATTTTTATACTCAATTGGTGCTTTACGTGAAGCAAAATTCCAAGCATCTAATTTTATACCAGTTAAGTTAGTTAATAGCATTGATTCATCATCTTCAATTGATGATACAACACAATTCAATGTACAACAAAATGCTATACCAGGTGCAATTGTTGGATATAGGTTAACAAGTACTGGATCAGGATATACGTCGGCTCCTACTGTTAATATACAAGGAAATGGTAATGGTGCTAAAGGTACAGCGTTTATCGACGGTGGTTCAGTTTCTAAGATAGAAATGGCTGAATCTTCTGGCGTTAAGGTATTCGGTACAGGATATGATTTCGCATCGGTTTCACTAACAGGTGGTGGTGGAATAGGGGCAACAGCTGAACCTATTATATCATTTAAGAATGGATTTGGCGCTGATCCTCGTGACGATCTAAAGTGTACATCTATTATGTTTAACGTAAAACCAGCAGGTGACGAAGATTCTGACTGGGTAGTTGATAATGACTTCAGACAGATTATGCTAGTACGTAACATACAAGATTCTGCAAATGGTACAATATACACAGGTAATACTGGTAATGCTCTGAAGATGATGAACATCTCAAGTATTAATGCAGCATTTACAAGAGACCAAACAATTATTGGTCAAACAACAGGCGCTAAAGCTGTTATCGATACATTAGATGCAAACTCACTTTTCTATCACCAAAACGAAGATACAGGATTCTTATCATTTCAAAACGGTGAAATTATAAACGAACAAAACGCATCTGGTACCGCTACTATTGATAGTGCTGTAGTACCTGGTGCAAGAGATGTTGATCCAGCTACAGGCCAGATTCTCTATATAGATAATAGAGCAGCTGTTACACGATCAGACGACGCTACAGAAGATATCAAAATAATCATTAGGTTATAAGGTTATAACGAATGCCCAATATATTTAACAAAAATACTTTTGCAACAACATATAAAGACGATTTTGTCGATAGTGCAAACTATCATCGAATTCTCTTTAATTCAGGACGGGCACTTCAAGCACGTGAGCTGACGCAAATGCAAACTATTACTCAGGCTGAAATAGGTCGATTGGGTAAACACTTATTTAATCAAGGTGCGGCTGTTAATCCAGGTTCAGTCAATGTTAATAACACTTATGAATTTGTAAAGTTACAAGATGCTACATTGCCAGCCGGAGTTTTTGCAGGCACAATTCTTTTATCTGGTACAACCTCAATAAGAATGGAAGTACTAGAAGCTGTTGATGCAACAGCATCAGATCCTCCAACACTTTTTGTTAGATATACATCTACAACTGGCGGTACTGCGGGTACTGTTCCTGTACGTGTGGGTGCAGGTGAAACACTAACTGGTGGACCAGCAACTGTTACAGTGCAAGTTACTAATACAGTCGCTAATCCATGTACAGGTCAAGGTACAAAAGTATCTATAGCAGAAGGTGATTTCTTTGCAATAAATCGATTTGTATTCGCAAAGGCACAAAGTTTAATTCTTTCTAAATATACAAATAATCCTGATGCTACGATTGGTTTTAAAGTACAAGAAGACATTGTAACAACAGCTGATACATTTGATTTATTTGATAATCAAGGCGTATCACCTAATACATCAAGTCCAGGTGCAGACCGATATCGCATTCAATTAGTTATAGCTAATCAAGCTGACTTGACAAGTAGTGATAACTTTGTATACGTAGCAAAGATAATAAATGGAGCAATAGCTACTCAAGTTACAGGTATCGAAGATTATAATAAAGTAAATGATATTCTTGCTCTTAGAACACAAGAAGAATCTGGTAACTATATTGCAAAACGCTTTGAGCTAGCATTCGAAACAAATGACTCAGACGCAACAAAATTAGATTTTAATATTAGTCGTGGTGTTGCATATGTAGATGGATATAGATCTATAGTAGATGCTCCAATTAGTTTACCAGTTTCTAAACCACGTACAACGATATCATCAAACAATAATGTCGTATCAGTGGACTATGGAAACTATTTAGAAGTTACACAGAATACTGGTAAGAGTTTACCTAATATTAGTGTATTTGAAAAATTAAATTTACGTAGTGCTACAAACCATGGCGGTTCAACTATTGGTACTGCACGTGTAAGGGCAATTACAGAAGATGGTTCTAATTACAGAATTCATCTATTCGACTTACAAATGAGTCCAGGTAATAATAGACAAGATACTAAATCAATAGGTACAAGTACTACAAGATATTTTAATGTAATTTTAGATAATACTAAAGCAGCATTTAGAGAAACTGCTAATGATGTATTACTATTTCCAGTTCCTAATGACAGACCACAATCTATATCAGATATTTCATTAACCGTACAACGTAGAGAAAACGTAGTAACAAACGGTAGTGGACAAGCTTCATTAGCAGGTTTATCTGCCGCAGGTGAAACTTTTGCAGACGATGATTTATGGATAACAAGTGAAGATGGTGATGGTCCTGCATATCCACCGTCGATTGTTTCTGGTGGTAATGGTAATACAGCGGCGCAGATATTAGTACCTTTAAATAATAAAACGGTTAATGTTGCTTACTACGTTAACAAAGCACAGGCTTCTGTACGTAACAAAGTTTTAACTGAACATACCGAAACTATAACTGCAAATGGCGATGGACATTTAGAACTTAATTTTCCTGATATCCATGAAGTACTAAGATTGACTACAGTAGATTCTGATGGTACAAGTGTTCTGCCTCGATATACACTAGATAATGGTCAACGAGATACACATTATCAACGTGGTAAAATGCAGAAGAAACCAGGCCAAACTACACCGGCCGGCAATATATTTGTTCGATATAAGTATTTTGCACACCAAGCTGGTGGAGATTTCTTTGCAGTTAATTCATATACAGGTCAAGTAGACTATAGTGATATTCCTAACTATACAGCAACAAATGGTGTTACATTTGAATTAAGAAATGTATTAGACTTTCGTTCATCTGTAAATCCAGGCACTACATTCCCTGGTGACTTCTCATCTGGTGCACGTATTAATGAGTTACCACGTGATAGAGACACAACACAATTTGATGTATCATATTATCAAGGTAAAAATGCAAGAGTTGTTATTGATAGATTTAATAATGTAAGTGTGTTAGAATCTGAACCAGATCTCAATCCTCAATTCCCTCCTGTTCCTGCTAACTCAATGGAACTGTATAGAGTTGAAATGAATCCATTTACAATTCACGATTCTGATTTAAGTAAAGAACGTATACCTGCAAAACGATTTACAATGGCAGATATAGGTAAACTAGAAAGCCGTATCGACAATCTCGAAGAAACCACAGCGCTAAACTTATTAGAAGTAGAAACAGAAACATTAGCTGTACTTGATGCATCTAATAATAACAGATTGAAAGCTGGTTTCTTTGTTGATAACTTCGTAGATCAATCACGATCATTTGTACAAGATGAGAATTATCAAGCTGGTATCGACTTAGTAGAAAAAGTTGTACGTCCATGGCAAGCTCAGAACAATATTAACCTTAAGTACGATTCAGATAAATCTACTAATACAATTCTAAAAGGTGACACAGTATATAAAACATATACTCATGTGGATTATATAGTACAAGATAAAGCGACAGAAACAGAAAACATTAACCCATTTGCTGTTGTTATAAATGAAGGCTTATTAGAGCTTTCACCGTCTAATGATAGTTGGGTAGAACGTAGATATCTTGCAGATAGAGATAATCCACAACAAACACGAGTTATTCCGTCAACTACACAACGACCATTATTGTTTAATGACTTTGTCTTTAACTGGACTGGTCAAGCAGTTAATTTGCGTATGGGCCAAGAACTTGGAACAAGAACATTTAATCAAGGTCGTACTACAGTAACACAAACCGATAGAGTAATTGGTGATCGATCAGACAGAGTCTTAGTACGAGATCATTTAATCGATAGCGTATTTATTCCATACATGCGGTCACGTAAAGTTTATTTCCGTGCATTCGGATTAAAACCAACAACTCAAATGTTTGCATTCTTTGATAATAAGCCAGTTGCAAATTGGGTAAGAGCAGAAACATTCCAACGGGTAGCTAACGAAAATACTGATTTTGGTACTGAGCATGCACGAGCAACAAATCACCCAGATGGTAGTTCAACACTGACTACTAATACAGAGGGTTTTGTTTCTGGTTCATTCTTTATTCCTTCTACATCCACTGAAAGATTTAGAACAGGAACAAGGGAATTTAAACTTCTTGATATCAGTTTACCTAATGATGAAAACTCAACATCTATTGCAACTGCTCCATTTACAAGTACAGGTATATTAGAGACACGTCAACGTGAATATAATAATACACGAGTAGTTACTATCGGTGGTACAGAAAACCGCAGACGCCGTCGTAGGGCTGACCCACTAGCGCAGTCATTTATGGTAGATGACGAAGAAGGTGTATTCATCACAAAAGTTGGTGTAAGATTTCAAACTAAAGATGCAACAGTGCCTGTTGCTTGTCAGATACGTCCGACAGTAAATGGCATACCATCATCTGATGATCTTGTACCAAATGGTACAAAAGTATTATCTCCATCTAGTGTAAGTATAAGTACTGATGCAACTGCAATCACTAACTTTGAATTTGACGAACCTGTATATCTAAATGGTAATACAGAATATTGTGTTGTATTACTTGCTGATACTACAGCATATAATGTATATGTTGCACGTGCAGGTGGATTAGTATTAGGTTCTACTGAAGCTAGGGTTGCAAAACAGCCGTCACTTGGTTCAATGTTCCTATCACAAAACGCACGTACATGGACACCAGATCAAGAACGAGACTTAACATTTACAATTCAACGGGCTGAGTTTTCGACAGCTGATGCATTCT